TAGTACAGAAAAATTAGTTGTAGGTAGTCGTCTTAAGGTAACAACTACTGCTGGAACTGGTGTTTTAGCCGCTGGAACTTTAGTTACTAGTATCTTGTCAAGCACTACGTTTAGAGTAAACACAACTCCTACTACTGCGTTAAATAACGCCTCTTTAATATTCTCTACAAACCTTGTGTCTGGTATGGCTAGAGTAATAAATGCTAGTTCTAGCGGTAACGTATCTGTATCTTTAGGGCCAGAGCGTGCGGTGACTGTGGCTACAGCCGCTTCTGGAACTACCGCTATTACAGTTAAGCCAAACATAGCGGCAGTAAATGATTATGTTTTTGGTACAAACTACTCAGCAATTCCTGAAGGTACACAAATAACTGCAATAAGTACAACAGGTGTTATAACTTTATCTACACCCCTTACTGGAACATTAGCGTCCAACTCATCAATTACATTTTCTCCACCTCCAGCTGCGGATAAAATAGCAGCTAACGTTGCATGGATTCCTATTCAACCTTCCAAACCATATGCTTTTGGTGTGTACGTAAACGCGGCGGGTGGTGCTACTAAAACTGCCGCATCTAAAATTACTTGGTACGACATTAACGGTAACATAACTGGAACTGCTGTAACGGGAACACTTTCTGCGGCAGCTCAGTCACCAAATACTAATTGGTATCAAACACAGATAAGTGGCCTGGCCCCATTTAACGCGGCATACGCCGAACCTAACATAACTTTAAGTGCCCTTAGCTCTACCGTTCCGTACTTTTTAGACGCAGCATTTTTTGCTGGACCTTCTACAGTAAACTTTAAAGTTCTTTCTGTAGGAGCCACTCAAAGTACAATTTCACTTACCACTACGGAACCTCACAATTTTTACGCGGGAAATTCTGTTTCCGTTTCTGGTTTAGGTATTCCTTTTGATGGAACTTTTACGGTATCTACTTCGTCTCAAGACATTAACATTGGTAATTATGAATTTAGGTATTTAATTAACAGTACCTCCTATCCCGCTACCAGTGAAAATGTTATTGGATACGCTGCATCAATACCTATAAAATTTGAAGAAGCTAGAGAAACTAAAGTAGAAGTTTCTGCTAACCGAGTTAATTTATGCCCTAACCCATCTTTTGAAGTGAACACTGATGGTTGGGCTGCTGGAATAACTGGTACTACAGCAACAACAGGTGTATCAATTACTAGGTATACAGGAACTGCAGTGACTCCAATTTCAGGAAGCGCGGCACTTCAAGTTTCGTTAACTTCTACCGCACCTGCGTTTGCAAATGCGGGGTACACAGGAACATCACCAGCAGTTCTTGTTATTTCAGGTAGTGTGTATACCTTTAGTGCTCATGTATATCTAGCAACTGGGGCAACTGGGGCGTTTGATATTTATGTAGATTTTTACGATAGAACTGGAGCAATACTTGCTCATACCGCCTTAGATGGTACAGACGGAACAGACACTACAGTGTCTACAACTTCTGGTTGGGTTCGCGTAAGCACCACAGCACAGGCTCCAAATAATTCGTACTCGGCAAAAGTATATGTTCGTAGAACCACAAATGTAGGGGCCACTATTGTTTATTACATTGATGGAGTTTTAGTAGAGAATAGTAGCGCTTTAAATTATTATTTTGATGGGTCTTTTGATGGCCAAAGCTATGAGAATGACAGAGACTCTATGTGGCAAGATACCGCTCACTATAGTCCAAGTCACTTATATTACAATCGCGTCTCTAATGTTGGTAGAATAGATACTATGGTGTCTGATGTGATGTACTATGCTTGATAAGAAAGTAAGCCTTAGTAATTCAGCGGCTAAAATTACTTCAGTAAAGTTAGAATCTAATAACTTAATTACGTACTTTACTGAAGACGCTCATAGTCTATTTGTTGGCGCACTTGTATCAATTTCTGGAGTTACTGGCGGACCTACTGGTGCAACTCAACCTAATCCTGTAGTCAGTAACGTTTACAGAATAGATAATCCAACTACGTTTACTGTGTACTCAACAACAGCATACACAGCAACATCTTTCCCAGCTACTTTTACAAGTTCTGGTTTAGTTAAGGCTGCTCACGGTTCTTTAAGTGGAGTAAAACTATCTTATGCCCAACCAGTAAAAGCTACTCGTCCAACGTTCTTTAACTTTATATCTCCAACAATTACTGCGGTAGCTTCAGGAAATAAAGTGTTACTTAGTTGGGATGCCTCAGGAATTGCAAACCCAACCCCAATAGTATCTATAGGTAGGTACGACAGTACAAATACGTTTTTAGAAACTGTTGCTGGAACTTCAGCTACGATTGCTTCTATTTCAAATTCATCTGGGGTAGTTACATATGTTGGAGATAACACATTTATTCCTGGACAAACAGTTACTATTACTGGGGCGTCAAGCACGGCTTACAATGTTACATTACCTGTAGCAACTGCTACCTCTGGGGCATTTACTATTAGCACAACAGCTACGGGAACTACGTCTACAGCGGCTGCTACCGCTCTTACTCCAGAAATTGGGGTATCCGTAATTGACCCTAGAAGTACTAATTTGACTAATGGGGATGTTTATAATTACAGAATTATTGCGGCAAATGACGCATCTACGGTTAACGCTAGTACTTCCGTAACAGCATTGTATGTTAATCCTCCAACTAGTGTTTCTGCAATTTCAGCTACTAATGCGGCAAGTATTAATATTTCGTGGCCACTTCCAGAAGCAACTGCTACCTTGACAGGTTACCAAATTCAAAGAAGTGTGGACGGAGGAGCATACAGTACTTCGTACGCAACAAGTGCAACTAATACGTATTCAGACACTAGTATTACTAGTACACAAAGTTTTGCTTACAAAATTGTGGCCCTTGCTGATTACACAAGTGCTGGTACAGGAATTGTAGTTAGCGGAACAAGTGTTGCATCTACAACTGTAACTCCAATATATGTTGTTCCACCTGTGCCTGCAGCAGCTCCTACGGCCTCTACGGCAAATAACATTACAGTTACTTGGAGTGCTCCAGATAGCAGCTCTGCTATCACTGGCTACACGTTACAACGTAGTTCTAATAGCGGTTCTACATGGTCCAGTGACTTAACTTTAACTAGCCCAACAGCTACTACTTATGTTGATTCTTCAGCACCTTCATCAGGTGGGTTATCTTACATTTATAGACTTTCTGCTTCTAACTCTAGTTTAACTAGTGACTACACTTCAAGCTTAGCTGCTTCATCATATTTCTTAGACTTCTCTTCTTTAACCGCAGCTAACACATCACTAAGCACTACTACAGTTACTATTTCTGGAAGTTACTTATCCAATCCAGCAATTACTGGCTATAACATCCAACGCTCAACCTCTGCTGGTAGTGGGTACACTGATATTGTTGCAACTGATTACTCTACCCAACTTCCTTATATTGATACTACAGTGGCTCAAGGAACTACGTACTATTACACAGTTGTAGCTAAAAATGCTCAACTTACATCTGAAACTTCGGTTAGTAGATCAGTAACTACACGCAGCCTCCCAGTTGCTCCAGTACTAACATCTAGTAATACAAACGCATACACTAACCAACTATCTTGGAACGCACCAACAAGTTCGTTTACTATTACTAATTACACATTAGAACGTTCTCCAGACAACTCTACTTGGACTGGTATTTATACTGGGGCTACTCGTTCATTTACCGACACAGGCCTTACGCAAACAACCACTTACTATTACCGAGTCAAGGCTAACACGGCCGCAGGTAGCGGACCTTACAGTACGGTAGTAACACAAGCTACTAGAACTGCATCTGTACAAAGAGCTACATTTAATAGCACTGGAACTTGGACAAGACCTCCTGGAGTTACAACAGCAGATGTTCTTGTAGTAGGAGCTGGAGAACTCTCGTACGGAGCTTATTGGAATTACCGAGCAGATTGGGGTGAGTACAGATTTACTATTGATAGCGGAGGCGCTGGTGGTCGAGCCGTTTTGACTACTTCTCTAAATGTTACATCGGCAAGTAGTTACCTTTGTACTGTAGCGCCAGCTCCTTCTGGCTTTAGTGACACTACTACAAATAGTTCTTTTGGTAGTTTGGTTACTGCTCAATCTGCTGTTAACTTTGGCGGCTTCGGCGGTAGAATCTCTTACATGTTTGACATAGCTTATGGTGCTGTTCCAAGCGATTTTGTTATTTCCGCTCCAACCACTAACGCTAATGGACGCACAGGTGGAACGGTAACTACAGTAGTTACTGCCACCAGTCAAGATACACATCCATATGTAGAAAGAGTTAACCGAGTCAGTGGCGGTGGCGCTGGAACTGGAGCTTCTGCTTCAGGAAGAATCGGTGGAGCAGGTTTAACTAGCGACATATCTGGAACTAGCACTGTTTACGGTAAGGGTGGAGACGGTGCATCAGTACACGTTGCTCTTAATGGAACTAAAAACCTTGTTGGAAACACCGCAGCCATTCCAGCTAACACTGGAAATGGTGGACACTCTCGCGTACCTACTACCTCTGATGTTTACGATGGAACTGGTGCTTATTCATATGGTGCGGCTGGTGTAATTATCATTAAATGGTTTGACTAATTATTAAATAACTTGCGCTGTGCATTTTTATGTGTATAGTAGGTCTTCTACCGTCTAAGGAGACAACATGTATGAACACATCATCGTAGTTGGCAGTGGTAAGACGAGCAGGGCAAACATTGAAGCCTTGATTGACGATTACATCTACGCCAACCCTAAAGTTAAGTTCACGTTATACAGCACACAGGGACTACTTTCTGAAGGTCAGGCTTGGTTAAAAACTTATTTAACTGATAAAGAAATTACGTACGGTTCTGAGAGCTTACTCGAAATAACGCCTGAAACTAAAACGGCTATGTTTATCCTTTGGGATGATGAGGACCCAGAATCTGCTAATTGCTTAGCTATAGCAAAAGAGCGTAACATTCCAGCATTTGACCTAACTGACGGTTTAGTAGCCATCACTCCAACGGATGGCCTTGTTGTGGTTGAAGCTCCTACAATACCTGAAAAAGAACGGCTTTCTGAGGACGTTCCTGAAGTTATTGACGAAGACGAAGACGATGAGTATGAGGACCCTTTATACGAGGCTATCCATATAATTGCAGGTATCTTTGCTGAGGCTATTGCTACCGAGCTTCAGAAGGTCCTCAAAAAATGATTTCAGCACGCGCTGTGGGGCTTTTGTGGGACTGTGTGTACGTAGGGACCAACCCAACCGCAGAAGCGCTTCAGGCCCGCTTTAAGGAGGGTAGAGAGGCAATCAGGACTGCTCTTAACGAGCTGGTTTTAGAAGGCCTTTTGGAGCGCCGTGCTGAGCGTGCTGGAAGCCGTATTATGACCACTTGTTTTGTCACTAATAAGGGTAGAAATTACTTTAACATACACGATTCCTGGGGCCCAGAAACCGAAGACCGACACGCCGAGAGCAAGCGGATTTCTGGGGCCCTGATACAACAGAATGAGCTAACTTATACTAAGTATATAGCTAGTTTAACTAGTAAAGAAATCACGAGGGAACCTCGTGAAGAGTTCACGACAATGGATGTGAGTGACATTATGGGCTATGACTTTTTTGAACCTACCTCTTCAGACGATGAGGCTACGGAAGAAAGACTAAAGGCACGGGCTAAGCACGAGGCGGCTAAGAAAGAGGCTTACCAGCAAAAGACCCGAAAGCGTATGGGCGGTAGGTACGACATACCTGTCATTAGTTGGGCTCCCGCAGAAATTGGACACGAGTTTGCATACCGCATTGAAAACCAGTGGAACATTCCACCGTGGTCAGTAGCCACCAGCAGATTCATTCCAGCATTAGCAACTATGCGTAAGAGTCATGACACCAATGGTGAGATTGAGTTTAAGATGCTTGATTTGTTTTTTGCCAGCATTGATTTTGACAAGTATGATTCTGCTGAGCACTTGTGGAAACTATTTATCTCTCGTGCCCCAGCACTTGTTTCACAAGCTCGTGGTATGGTGCGTACAACTGAGCAGGTTGAGGAAGCGCAGTCTCAAGCCGCTAAATCTCAGGAGTGGCTAACATGAGTAAGATGAAAGACGAAGCTTTAGACATTGTAGAAAAAGAACGTATGATGCGTGAAGCAGGTCTTACCAAAGAAACTTTGGATAAAATACAATCGTGGATTAATAACGCTAACAAAAAGGGAGAGTCAAATGATTAACATTGATGAACTGCCTGTTAGGCGAAAGTCTTGGATTAAGATTGCTAACGTTCCCCGTGCTCGTGTTGGCTGGGAGTTAATTGACTGCAAAGAAGTTACTCCAAAAGATTTATCTCTTATCTCTAAGTGGATTGAAAAAGTTAAAGATGGAGACGTAATACGCGCGGACGGTAAACCAACTTGCGGTAAGGGATTGCTTCTTGTAGGTGAGCCTGGGCACGGTAAGACTACTTTAGCTTTAGCGATTATCCAAGAGATGATGCGCACATTTTCTTTTGAGTCATTTAACGTAGAAGAAAATATGGCGCTTGTTAAACCTTGTTACTTTGCCACCTTTAATTCAATAGTTGAACTTGCTGGTGTTATGAAAAGTGCAGAGAAAACTGACGAACAAGAAAGATTGTTTTTAGGTATGGCAGGTGAATCTTTAGATGACGCTTACAACATTAGGGTATTAGTTGTAGACGACATTGGTAAAGAGCACATGTCTGCTAGTGGTTGGCAAAAAACTCTTGTACATGACATTCTACGTAGCAGGTTTAACAATGGACTTCCCACTATAGTTACAACAAATCTTCCAGTTAAGTCCTGGTCCGCGGCTTATGGTGAGGCAACTGGTAGTTTTATCCACGAAGCTTTTGTAACAATTGAGCTAGAATCTATTAGAGGGGATTTACGCAAATGACGGAGGACTTAATGGAAGAGTTACGTCTAGTTCAAGTATTTTTAAGTCAAGATACTTCTCCAGGACCAGGTATCTATGAGGTAAGCTTGCGCTCCGATAAAACTTTTAATTGTACATGTCCTGGATATCTTGGACGCAACTCTTGCAAACATACTAGGTTTGTAATAGAAAAAGTTAAGCAAAACAAAGGTACGTATCCTCTTGAGATTTCTACTAGACATACTGAAGAAGATGTTGACAAAGCCACCGAGTCCGCAGAAGCGCACCGAGACTTTGTACTTAAATTTGGAAAAATAGAGGTCTGTTAGTTTATGTACAAAGGGGACATTAGTAACGACTTTCCTAAGCGGGTGTTAGTTAACGCTGACATTTTACTTATCAAAACACGGATAACTACAAAGAAGTTTAAACTTATAAAAAAGTTTCATGACAACATCCAGTATGACCGACTACTTCTTAATAAATTTTATGTGTATACTACACATGCAAATGTAACACTTGAATTAATTTCTTTTGACTATTCACAGGATGAACTTGAAGTTGTGTACAACGCGCTAGAAACTGCAGGTACTAATCCGTTTAGATACTTTGCATCGTATGGCTCGCCAAAAAAGTTAGCTGCAGATTTACCATACCGACCTGAAGTTGTAGGGGTAATTGACCCTGAACATAAGTTGATGTATGGTCATTGGGGTATGGATTTCTAAAGGGGAAAAATGGATTACGAGAATAGATTACTAAGCCGAGCATTACATGATAAAAACCTATCTCCTTTATTTGCACGTGGAGTAAACGATTCGTGGTTTAACGATGACTTAGATAAGCGTGTTTGGAAATACGTACGAGAGCACCACACCAACTATGGACAGAGCCCTAGCTTTGAAGTGCTTGCAGATAACTTTCCTACTTTTATTGCTGTTACTACTGAGGACTCTATTGAATTTCTCATTGACAAAGTAATTGAACAGCGCCGCAAGGCAATCATAAACACTTCATTCCGTGAAGCTATTCTGGACATTGAAAAGGATAAAAATCATGAAGCTGCTCTTGGTAGTATTCAGCGTGGCATGGCTCGTCTTGAGGAAGAGGGGCTAACTGCCGCTAGTGATACCGACATCACTGAAGACGCAGAACAACGATGGGAAGAATATGTTGAGCGTAAAAACTTACCTAACGGTATGCGTGGCATGGCTACAGGATTCCCATCACTTGACCGTGCTATCAGCGGTGTGCAAAAGGGACAGCTTATTGTTATTGCCGCCCCACCTAAGACAGGTAAGTCAACTTTAATTTTACAGATGGCTCAGAACATTCACAACGGTGGTAAGGTTCCCGTATTCCAATCATTTGAAATGAGTAACGATGAGCAGACAACTCGTTACGATGCTATGCGTGCTCGTATCTCGCACCACCGTTTACTTACAGGAACCTTGACTCCAGAAGAAGAGTCACGTTACAAGGCTAAGCTTCGTGGCATGTCAATGATGCAACATAAGTTTTGGCTTAGCGAATCAGCTAGTTCTTCAACTATCTCAGGATTGTCTAACAAGATTCAAATGCTACAGCCAGAGATTCTTTTCATTGATGGTGTGTACCTAATGGTAGATGAGCAGTCAGGTGAAGCTAACACAGCTATTGCTCTGACAAACATTACCCGCTCACTCAAGCGCCTAGCCCAGCAGTATCAAATTCCAATTATTATTTCTACCCAGACTCTTGAGTGGAAGATGAACAAAGGTCAAGTAACCGCAAGCTCTATTGGTTACTCGTCTTCATTCTTTCAAGATGCTGACATTCTCTTAGGTTTACAACGTGAAGACGAAAACGTAGATGACACCCGTGTGCTAAAACTTATGGCAGGTCGTAACGCAAGTCCTATGGAAGTTTCGTTAGTGTGGGATTGGAACACAGGTGAGTTCCGTGAAATTAATGGGGATGATATGTAATGAACGTAGAAGAGATGGAAAGAACGCTTGATGCTTTAGGTATTGAGTATGTAGATTCACGCGGTTCAGAGATTCAAGGGTTTTGCCCAGGTCACATTGACCGTGTTGGACACCCTGATAACAATCCTTCGTGGTACATAAACTGTGATACAGGTGCGCACATTTGTTTTTCATGTCAATACAAGGGAAGCCTGTACTCACTTATTGCTTACGTTAATCAGTTTTATTCTGAAGAGGGTGGGTACGACTTTGAGCAGGCCAAGGCTTGGCTTAACGATGGCGGAGAACTATTAGAGGCTTTTGAGCGTGCCATTAGTAAACCTAAAGAAACATTTGAGGAACTTGTCTATGTGTCTGAGGCTTCGTTAGCAGCTTTTGTAGAGCCTCCAATACACGCATTGAAGTCCCGTGGATTAACTCCTGAAGCGGCAGCTCACCATCAAATTTTATGGGATGCCCGCAGAGAGAATTGGATTATTCCTATTAGAAATACCTACAATAGTTCTCTTATTGGATGGCAAGAAAAAGGTTTCTCTGGAAGGTACTTTAAGAATTGCCCAACAGGAGTTAAAAAAAGCAATGCGCTATTTGGATTTGACCGATACACAGGTGGAGACATGATTGTTGTAGAGTCACCACTAGATGTTGTCAGACTCACTTCTCTAGGTATTACAGGTGGCGTATCTACTTATGGTTCTATGATTTCAGAGACACAGTTAAAAACAATACAGTTTGCAGATAA